CTTCAAGGAGTTTGACCACGAAGAGTTCATTTCATACGGCATCACCGAAGAAGTACCGAACCTGCAAGCGGTGTTGGATTCTCTAGACGAAGACGTGACCGGCCTGTCCGAGTATGCGCGGATGTGGGAATCGGTGCAGGCTTTGCGTGGGGGTGACGTTGAGGACCGGTTGTTGGACCGGATTGTGCCGGGACGCCCGATGGGTGAGGCACAGTACACTCCGTCTGCACCAACAGCAGCGCAACCGTCGTGGGCGGAAGCGGGGGCAACGATGGAAGACGCAAGCAAGGGAGGTACTTTCTTCCATGCGGGCGACGTAAGAGAAGAGACTTTAGTTCCGCGGCCAGAACTTCATGTGGGTTCGTGGGGTGCGGCAACAGAACGTAGCGGGATTCCCAGTAAGGGGAATTTGCGCGGCGAATCACGGGTTCACGAGGTAACGGTTACTCCTAGAAAGCCGTATTTCCCCGGCGGTCCCGATGATCCGTTTGGTCAGGTTACGGATGCGCCACGTTTACTAGATGAACAAGACAACGGCGAGTGGCTGTTGTACCGTATCGTCAACGGCGGTACCGACGCGAACGGCGATTCGATGGTCGACGTTCTGCGAGAAGCAGGCTATGACACTATCACCTACCTGAACGGTACGGAAGCACCGGGTTCGCTTTCGTACATGATTCTTGATCCGGCTTCGGTGAGGGTGGGACCCTCTACTACTAAAGTTCGCAAAGTTGGCGAATACGTCAACGAAGGTCACCGATTCTTTCAAAACGTCGAAGTTGCGAACATGGATGTTACCCCTCCGGCAGTGCTGGAAGCAGTCGTGCAGATGAGGGACGACGCACGGCTGTTGTTTGACGAGGCGGCTGCTTTGAGGGCGGAGATCGCCGGGATCGACCAGCGCACGTCAGGGTTGAGTAGGGGAATTTTGAGGAATGAACGTGCGCGCCGGGTCTTGTTGAAGGATGCTGCGTTGGCGGCAGAGTTGGAGGCTCAGAGTCTGAGCCGTGAAGCAGCGGAACTGTTGGACGTTACCCGCGCCGAACGGGAAGTAATGGGGTTGGAAGACTTCCTGAGCAAGTCTGATACGACGTTGCAGCAGGCGTTAGATCCCGGCAGGCCGATGGGTGACCGGGTGGAAACGATGAACGCTCTGGTCGATGCCGTCAAGGACGGGTTGCCGAACTTTGGTCCTTGGCGGGTGGCGTCGGGCAACTCTGCGTTGGATGCCAACATGGTGGCTGCGGCTGAAGCGTACTCAAATCTGCTTCGCCTGAAGGACCCGGCTGAAATGATGTACTTCTTACGCAAGTTCGATCAGGTGCAGAACTGGTTCAAGGCGGGCGTTATCGCTACTCCGGGGTTCGTGTACCGCAACCTGTTCGGGGCGTTCTTCAACGCCTATCTGGACGGTGTCGATTTGAGCCAGATCGTGATGGCTGCCGGTGCACAACACAGAATCAGTAAGGAAGCGAAAGCGAAAGACATTTCGTTTCTGCAAGCAGCCCGCAACCTGACGGTGGTCAACGGTAAGGCTGACCCGTACATGGAGGACGTTGTTCGCTTGTTGGAGTCGGGTCTGCGTGGGGGCGGTCATGCCGCCTATGAGGCCACTCCGTTTGCTGCTCCGATACGGCAGGGGGATCTTCCTTGGTTGTCGCGGGTCAAGGAAACCATGGAACGTGGTGTGACTGTCGGGTCTGGGCGGGGGGCGCGGAATCTGGGAACGGTGTTGCCGGTGGGGCCGGGATCGTCAAACTTCATGTTCAACCGTGCCATCCGGAGGGTCAACACGATGGTGGAGGACACTGTTCGTTTGGGTGTGGGGATGGACACGTTGCGGTGGGGTGGCAGTTTGGAGGATGCGTTGGATCGGATTGCCCGCACCCAGTTTGATTACAGCGAACTGTCGGGTGCCGAGTCCGCGTGGATGAGGCGGTTGGTTCCGTTCTACGTGTGGACCCGGAAGAACGTGCCGTACCAGTTCGCCAAGTTGGCGTCGAACCCGGCTGCGTACAACCGGGCGATGGCTGTGAAGGAGAACATGGAGATCGGCACCGAGGACAAGGGCATGGTGCCGGATTGGTTCTTGGAGCCGTTTGGGATTCGGACGCCGTGGACGATGACTGGTGCACGGGTGTACGGGGTTCCGGATATGCCGTTTCTGGACTTGTATCGGTACGACCCGACGCGGATGAAGGAGGGGGACCCGTTCTACGGGGTGAAGGAGACATGGGAGAATCTGGTGTGGCAGATGACTCCGGTGTTGAAAACCGGGATAGAGGTGCTGGCGCAGAAACAGTTGACCAGCGGCTACGCCTTTAGCGGCAGGTTTCAGGATATGCCTGCCGTGTTGGAAAACACGGTGGGTTTGATCCCGGCGTTGGATCAGTTGGGTCTTACCCGGACCCGTGACGGCAAACGGCAGATCCGTGATTGGCACATGTACTTTGTGTTGAACTCCATCCCGCAGTTGGGTTTGCTCCGGAGGGTTGTCCCGTCGGAGGAGCGATACCAGCAGAGGCTGTATGAAACCTTATTCTCCACGGTGTTCGGGTTGGGGGTGCAACGGCAGACCCGTGACGTGCAGAACAGGTGGCGCGACAAGTTGGAGCGGGAACTGCGTGAACGGGAAGGCGATGACGGCGGCGGGATTCGGTCGGGCGGCGGGTTCGGCTAGGTTTATCCTAGGATAATCGGGACAACAAAGGTTTTACAGTGATGTTGTTTATTTCCAGAAACCAGTGGGATGCCCAGCCGCCACGCAACGGATCGTTTTCTCCGCTGCACCGTTGGCGAGTGAAGGGTGTCGTCGTGCACCATTCCGGGGTGGAAGACCCACCCAAGGGGGTGTCGGCGGTGTACGCATTTGAACGCCACCACCTCGCCAAGGGGTGGGACGGCATCGGCTACAACTGGCTGGTTGACGAGACCGGCACCATCTTTGAGGGCCGGGGCTGGGGTGCACGCGGTGCCGCCACCAAGGGCCTGAACAGCCGTTCCATTTCGGTGTGCTACACCGGCAACGGTTTCAGGCGGGTCCCCGAGAACACGCTCGCTTCGATAACAGCCGTTATCGCCGAGGCGGAAACCCATTTCAAGAAGCCGCTGTGGGTGTCTACGCACCGACGCAAGGGCAGCACGACGTGTCCGGGTGACGTGCTGGGCGACTGGGTGGAGGGCGGCATGGAAACGCCGTCGAACCCGTCTGATGTGGACTGGTCTGCTATTGTCCAATACATCAAGGACCTACAGGGCAAGGTGAGCCGCAAGCCCCTCAAGAGGGGGGCGCGTGGACTGGAGGTTCGGGTGGTGCAATCCCATTTGAACCATCGGGGCTTTGACGCCGGGGTGGTGGACGGCATTTACGGTCGCCGCACCAAGGCTGCGGTCAAAGCGTTTCAGGAATCGCAGGGGTTTCTGAAGGCAAACGGGGTGGTGAACGGTGACACGTTCCACGCCCTCTTTCTACAGTAAGGAAACAGGATGCCAAAGGGCACAGGGTACACGACGTTTGAGGACACCTTCGGTTCTCAGGACGAGCAACTCTACGATTCGACTTCCTCATTCAACATGTGGGACATGTCGCAGAAGGCTAAGAAGGCCGCAGCGTATCTGCGGGAAACCAAGTTGGGTAACGCCGCTCATGGCGGTCGCCCGTTCGGAAAGTAGGCGTCATGCGTGATGGAAGAACACCCCGGCTACCCGGTGCACGTCGTGTGCTGGTCACGTCGATTGAGCGGGGATCGGTTTTCCGTCCTCCAGCGGGGCCATCGCGGGCTGCTGCCCGCAAGGCTTTGCGTGATTGAGGTGGCGCCGAAGAAGCCACGTCGCCCTAGGTACTGACCGTGCCTCTGAAACGGGGCAAGGATCAGGCCACTATAGGACGCAATATCGGCAAGTTGATCTCTGAGGGTTATCCGAGGGATCAGGCTGCCGCAATAGCGCATGACCATGCGCGTAGGTCGAACAAGGGGAAGAAGAAGTGAGCAACATGTTGGAGCGTGCCGCGTGGACTTTCGCGCAGGCTTTTTTAGCAGTGTTCGTAGTGTCGGACTTGGCGTCGGCGAAGACGGCTCTCGTTGCGGCGGTTGCTGCGACGATCAGCGTTGTCAAGACTTACGCTCAGGATCGCGTTAAGGGCTAGACGTGGAAGACGGGGAGATCGACACCCAGTGGGCTGAGTTTCTGGACGTTCAGGGAAACTCCATCCAACAGGAGGTGTACGAATCCCTGCAAGACAACGCCCACGTCTTCGACGTGATGGACGGTACGCACGCCAAGTGGGCAAACGACGGCCTGTTGGGTGTGCTGCTGGTCTTTGACGAAGATGAAGCCGCATCACTGTTGGCGGCGTTCCATGCTGGCGTTGAGGGCGTAGAGGATGCCACATACGCGTGGGGGGTATGGATCACTTCCCTAATGGGGATGATCCGACAGTGCCTGACGGGCAGCCCGGACAACAACTAGCGGGTCAGCCAGTCCCTGAGTAGCGGCTCGTCTATCAAGAGGGTCATCAGGTGGCGGCGAATCCTGTCTCTCCTGCGGGCCAGCGTCGTCTTCGGTATCCCAAGGACGGCACCTGTTTTGCGCAGCGACCTTCCCGCTATCAGTAGTTCTTCCATTATGTACCGGTCTTCGGGGTCAAGGTCGTCTATGGTGCGCCCGAGCAGTTCTTTCAACGCTGCGGTGCGGGCTACTGGAACAACTTCGCTGGTGGCATGCGGCGGTAACCGCATCAGTAGTTCTATTTCGGTCAGCGGACGTACCGCTGTCATTGGTCCGGTATTCCGTGTATGTGCCTTGTGGGCGTATCTTTGCGGGTCGAACGGGTATTCTACATATCTTGACATTGTGCATCCAAGCGTAACCTGATTGTGAAGGTTGCTTGGTTGCGTTCACTAGCCTTTCCATTCTAACACGGACTTGAGGTGTTCCTCCGCTATTAGTCGGGTTCCTTCCGGGTCGTACCCTGATGGTTCTCCGATCTTCCATGCTTGGTCGTGTTTGATCCAACCTAGCATTTCGACTGTGCGGAACTCTGGGGCCACGGGTTTGACTACGAACAGTGTCAGTTTGTTGCCGAGTTGCCGTTTGCGTACAGCCGCCGACGTGCTGGTCCGTACCCTGCGTACTTCAATGTTGGTGCCGACATCGGGGAGGTGCCGGTAGGTGGCGTGGTCGCTCTTGTGCCAGACGTGTCCGGACCAGTACTGGTTGGTGGCTTTGGCGACGGCGAGTTCTCCGACGCAGGCGGCGACCTGTGCGGTGCGGTCGTCTTCCATGCGTTTCTTGTCGTAGTGCGGGGCGTCGCGTTTGCCCCAGTTTTCGATGAACCGTCTTGCGCCGACGTGGGATGCCCATTCGTATTCCCACGGGTCTAGTTCAATCAGTATCAAGGCGATCTACTTTCACTGCGGAGATGCGGACGACCTGCCCGTCGTCTTCCCACGCTACACCATTCAGTGCGTCGCATGTGAGTTTCAGGTAGTTGTCCAAGTCTCCCCTCAGGGTCTTGGCGTTGTGGGGTGATTCACGTACCGTCAGGATGGTGGCGTCGGGGGTGTACGCAACGAGGAGTTCGACCGGCCCCGTGAACTTGGGGCCTTTGGCTTTCTGCCATGCGACCGCGACTTCCTTTTCTTCGTCCAATGTTCCCTTCGGTGTGAACACCTGCCCTTTCTTGTTGTGGCGTGGCCGTGCCTTCACCTTCGGTCGCCGTTCTATTCTGACAAAGAAACTTTTCATTCGTTTCGCCACGCCTCCTTGTGGGCTGCTTCCAGTATCCCGTGTAGTCGTTCGTCGCCGTCGGGACGTTTCGCGTACTTGCCGCCCCAGTCTTCGTCTGCTTCCTTGAGTTCCTTCGTCACGTCGCCGTCGCCGTATCCTTGCCGGATCATGTGGCAGGCGAGGCTGAACAGGGTCATGGACCGGTCGCCGTGGGGCTTGTCGGGGGTTCGCCGTGGCCCGTTGCGTCGGATCGCTTCCGACATTCCGGTCAGCCTGCGTCCGGTGTAACTGTACGAGGTTCGTTTCACTGGTGCCGGTTCGTTGCGCCGGTACAGTTCATGAACCTGTTCCCAATCCTCCGGGGTGATGCGGCCCTTCAGCGCCTGTTCAACGAAGGCGTGGGGCGGTATCTGCGAATAGGTGGCGAGCGGGTTGACAACCTCGTTCTGTCCGGGGTCACGGTCGGCGTGGTACGGGAGCCTGACACCGTTGCCGATCTTCTTGCCGATCAGGGTGACCTGTTTCGGGTTGACTTCCTTGGTGGGGGCGTCAACTATGTCGCAGGCACCGATCAGCCCTTCGCGTACGATGCGGGCTGCCATTGGTTCGGTGAAGAACACCCACAGGTGGAACCCCTTGGATCGGGACCGTTCCACCCACCCGGTGACGCCTACTTGGGAGAGGACCCGGTGCACGTTCTTGGCGTGGATGTACGATTCTTCACGCCCCTCGTCCCAGTCAACGCACCCCCACCACACCACAAACGCTTCAGGAGCCCCTGTGGGGTCCTCTAAGGCGATCAGGGGGTAAACTCCGATTCCTTCCCCCCCGGCGAGCAGGTGGCCCTCTACGGCCCTGTAAAACACCTCTCCGTATGCTTCGTAGTGGGAGCCGTCTGGTCGTTCCATCGGGAAGAACCCGCCGTCGGTGTGCGACTTCGCCATGGAACCGCCCTGAAACAGGGAGGCAAAACCTTCAACGACCTCCTTGGTCACGTATTCTTCAATGCTCATCGGTCCCGTGTCTCCGGAATCAATTCTTCATGGTACGGATGCACATGCCCCGCTACTGGATCTAAATAGTACGTCTGATCCAACAGGCGGGCAGTGCGCTTGTTCTTACACAGGTTCATGTTGACACTGTTGGCGTGGTATTCCTTCTCCCACATCGACAGGTCGGTTCGGTCCTTCTTCCGATACACCTCCAGTACGAAGAT